ATATATCTGTATTAGACCAGCAGATTGCAGAGCAGAAGAAACGCAACGAATTGGAACAATTAAAAACAGAACAGGCTTTAATTACTTCAAGGGGTTTGACTAAAGAAATCCTATATAAACAGTTTATCGACAAATGGGATGGGAAAACGCCAATTTACGGAGCTATTCCCGATTTGATTAAGTTACAGAAATAACTTTGTTAACCTGCCTGCTAGGTCTGTGAAGATATGGTAGGCAAACATGGAGAAGTGGCGGAATCAGTAGACGCACCACTCGATAATAGGAATGCCAACCTTAGATGTGGCGAGCTTGGCAACTTGTCCCAGTGCAAATCTGGGCTTCTCCACAAACTTGTGTTGGAAAGGGAACATGAAAGTATTCAGTTGCAAATGGATATTTCTGTAATGCGCATACAGATAGTGTTCCCGATGGAATAATGTGAGCCACACATAAATGGCATGGGTTAGTAAATAATGGTTGTGCCCCGGAGAATACGCTTCGGGGCTTTTAATTTGGTAAATCAGAAAGTATGTACTACATAAAAAGAACTAAGTCCAAGAAGAAAGACAAGCCTTTGCCTCTGTTTGATAAAGCAAGGATAACAGTAAAGAAGAAGCCGGATTTGAAAGCTAAACTCGATAAGGTTTTCAGCTTATATATCCGTCTAAGAGATAGCAAACCTTTTAATTACAGATTCTTTAAGTGCATAAGTTGTGGTGAAATAAAGCCTTTCGAGCAGGCAGACTGCGGTCATTTTCATTCACGCCGCCACCTCTCTACAAGGTTTGACGAAGATAACGCTCATGCCGAATGCCGAGCGTGCAATCGGTTTAGCGCAGACCATTTGATTAATTACGAAAAGAATTTGATAGCTAAAATCGGACAACAGAAATTTGATTTACTAAAAGTGAAAGCTGCAGGTACTTCTAAAATGTCTGATTTTGAGTATGAACAGCTAATCAAGTATTACAAGGCACTGAATAAGAAACTTAGGAAGGAGAAAGGATTATGAAGAAAGAAATTGACGCATGGGTATGGAATCCAGCAGATGCGCTATTCAAGCAAAAGAAATCAGAAAAAGCAATCGGTCATATTATCTATTGCGAATGTCCCGAAAAATGCGAGTTGTACGCAAAAGGTAATTGTGTCGCTTTTGATAATTATTGCCCTCATGGAAGCAGAGATCGAGTTATCGGGTATTCAAGAATGGCAAGTAAATTTCACTCATGGATAAACGAATTTAAAGAGAAACATAAAGATGTATATAAGTCAAAATTGACACAGCCCAAAAAGTTGGAATACTTTATGGATTTAGTCTATATCCCAATTTCATACTTAGGGCTAAATGAAAATATAGAGTTCGTATCTGGAGGTGGTTATTTTGCAAAAGGAAGGCCGATTATTAAACGAGAGCATTTCAATGCAGAGTTTATATCCAAGAAAATAATCAATTTTACTCCCTATGCTTTGTTGGGAGGAAGAATAAAAGATTACCAAGACAAGGAAGTGCCGAAATTCCTTTTATGGCTAAAGCAACTTGACAACGCTCTATATGAGGAAGTAAAAGAAATGAATCCAACCCATAGCGGATTTGTTGCCATGACCAATGTAGGTCGCAAAGCGATACTGCAAACATTGAATCCCAATATAGGTACATTCAAGGACATACACGGTGGAATATGGGTTTGGGATGGTGAGTACCTGCACTCTAACAATACACACGCTTCTTTCACACTTATTGAAACAAGGGAAATTCAAGAATGTAGGCTAAAGCCCAATGGAAATGTTGCGGTTAAGGTGTGTGATGACGCACAGGTAAATGATAATACAGAGTTTATAGATTGATATGTACCAACTGCGTGATTACCAACAGAAAGCCTCTAATGCAGCCGTTTCTTTCTTCAACAACAAAGCCAAGAAAACGAATGCTATCATGGTCTTGCCTACGGGTTCGGGAAAGAGCCTTATCATAGCGGATATAGCTGCAAGGCTTGACGGACATACCTTAGTGTTCCAGCCGAGTAAAGAAATTTTGGAGCAAAATTTCAAGAAACTGTGCTCATATGGTATTCTTGATTGTAGCATCTATTCGGCTTCTTTCAACTCAAAGGAGATAAGCCGTATCACATTCGCCACCATAGGTAGCGTGAAGAATCATCCCGAATTATTTACCCACTTTAAAAACATAATTGTGGATGAGTGCCATTTGGTAAACCCCAAAGAGGGAATGTACAAGGATTTTTTTGATGCAGTGAAGTGCAAGGTTCTTGGCTTGACGGCAACTCCTTATAGATTGTCTTCCTCACGTGACTTCGGCTCCATGCTGAAATTCATCACCCGGACAAAGCCTCATGTCTTTTCAGAGGTCATTTACCATGTACAGGTATCAACTCTCTTAGATATGGGATATTTGGCAAAGTTGAATTACTATCCGATGAATCCTTCGGGATGGAATGAACTCAACTTACGGGTGAACACTACTGGTGCCGACTATACGGATAAATCAATCCAAAAGGAATATGAACGAATCGACTTTTACAGTTATCTCGTCCATATCGTCCAAAGGCTGATGAATCCAAAAGCTGGAGGTAAACGAAAAGGAATACTGGTATTTACCCGGTTCTTGAAAGAAGCCGAACAGCTTACGTGGTCCATTCCCGGATGCGCTATTGTTTCGGGTGATACTCCCAAATCTACTCGTGAAAGAATCCTTGCTGCGTTCAAATCTGGTGAAATCCCGGTCGTTGCCAATGTCGGAGTTCTGACTACTGGTTTTGATTATCCCGAGCTTGATACGGTTGTTATGGCCCGTCCTACGATGTCACTTGCTATGTGGTATCAGATAGTTGGTCGGGCTATTCGTCCACATCCCCAGAAAGAGGTTGGATGGATTGTAGATTTATGTGGAAACATCAAACGCTTCGGTGAAGTATCTGATTTAAGGCTTGTTGATGGAAGCAATGGCAAATGGGCCGTTTACTCCAAAGGTAGACAACTAACTAATGTGAGATTCTAATATGAAAAGTATAAAAGAAGTAATTAAGGACATTGAGCATATTCCAAAGTGTCCCCAAAGTGGAGAATATAATCTGTATTACCTAATAAAATGTTTGTATGGCACGAATAAGAACAATCAAACCTGAATTTTGGGAAGATGAAAAGATAGGTAAACTACCAATTCCATGCCGTCTTTTCTTTATTGGTTGTTGGAATTTTGCTGATGATTTCGGAGTTATCAAAGGTAATGCTGCATTACTCAAGTCTCAAATATTCCCTTACGATGAAAATTTACGAGTATCTGAAATAAAAAAGTGGATAGATGCCTTAGTGGATGCCCGGATGTTAGTACCTATTATTCACGCAGAAGAAAGCTACTACTTTATCCGCACATTCCGTAGTCATCAAGTCCTTGATAAGAGATACGATAAGTCTTATATCGGTAAGGGTATAGTAAAAGAATTGATTAGTAAGGCTTTAAATGATAACGATGTGAACACTACGTCAACACTACGTGATAACGACGTGAACACTACGGAGGAAAAGGAAGAGGAAAAGGAAGATAAGAAAGAATCTCCTAACGGAGATAAGAAAGAAGCCAAAGCTTCTTCATCCGCTTCTTCAAATCCTGATTTTCTAAAATTCAATGACTGGCTAAAACGGAACGCTCCTTATTGCAGCAATGCTAAAAACTTCTCTTCCCAAATCACGGAAGCGGAGTTTCTAAAACTCAAAGAGAAATATACGGGTAAACAGATTGCTGACATCATCGAGCAGATAGAGAATCGAAAGGATCTACGTAAACGATATACTAACCTTTACAGGACTGTATTAAACTGGGCAAAAAAAGAATATGGAAATTAATGTGCAACTACGAGATGAAGATTCTGAGAAGATTGTCTTAGGTACTATTATCACTGAACGCAATGCGCTTGAAGAAGTGAGGGAGTTATTATCCAAGGATTCTTTCTATAATCCATTCCATCTTCAGATATACGAAGCTATCCTTCAAGTGGCATCGTCTGGCAGTCGGCCTGATGTGGTAGCGGTCAAGAATAAACTTATTGCTAATGGGGTGAAGTTTGACCTTATGGAGTATATGCGAATTGCTTCTAACTGTACTTTTGATTTATACCAGTATGCAGCACGGCTGCACGATCTGGCGATAAGACGTAAATTTTGGGATATAGGACAGTATCTTGTATCAAACTCTTATTCAGAAGCAGAGGATATTCTCGATGTCTCTAATTCGGTGAGTAATGAACTTGCATCGCTTTTCAAATCAAGTAGCACTACTATTTCAACCATTAACGATGGACTTGAAAGTGTATATGGCATGATAAATGATAATCTTTTAGGGAATAGACAATTAACGGGTATTCCTACTGGATTTGAAAAAATTGATTCAAAGTCAGGCGGATTGCAAAAATCAGACTTGATAATTATTGCAGGGGAGACAAGCCAAGGTAAAACATCTTTTGCGGTGTCTATTATGCGAAATGCAGCGTCTTTGGGCGCTAAGATAGCTATGTATTCAATGGAGATGAAAAAGGAGCAAATAACGGCTCGTATTCTCTCTATGGAAAGTGGGGTTCCGGCTAATCAAATCATGTATTCACGTTTGACTGATTCACAGATACAAGCGATAGATGTTGGAGTAGGTAAAATGTCGGGAAAGGGAATATACTTTGATGATAGAAGCACTTCTAATATTGATACTATCATTTCATCTATCCGATATATGAAATTGAAGTTTGGAATAGACGGTGCTATTATCGATTATCTTCAGATCTTGAATGTGAATATGAAGGGAGCTAATAAAGAACAACAGATGGGGGATGTGGCTAGGCGATTAAAGAACTTAGCTAAAGAACTTGACATTTGGATTATAGCCCTTTCTCAGTTGAATAGGGATACAATGAATCCGGTTCCTACATTGGGGCGACTTCGTGACAGCGGACAAATAGCGGAAGCTGCCGATGTTGTCATTTTGATCTATCGGCCTGAGGTTAACAATAAATCCTATCCGAACGATTTTTCTAATGTAGATACCAAGGGGACGGCTATGATAGATATTGCTAAAGGACGAAATATTGGACTTCTACGGTTCATATGTGGGTTCAATGCCGCTACGACTTGCTTTTATAATCTTGATTATGTCCCATTATTAGGAGGCAAACAATCTGGTGCAGAGGATGATAATCCATTTTAGATATGGTAGTTACAATTTACTGGGAGAACAAGTCTACTCCTGTTATCCGTAAGAGAATCCGTGATCGATTTGGCATTCCTCACTATATATCTGTAAATGGTGAGACTCAGGCAGAAATAAGTGAAGAAAATATGTCGGATCTGATAGAGTTGGTTAAACGAGGCTTTATAAGCTTAAGAAATAAATAAATCATGTTAGTAGGAACAACAAATCTTAATACGACGCTCAACCTAACCTACGTGTTGACTGACGTCGTGGAAACGCTTCTATACGATTTGAGAAGTGAAATGGGAAAACAAGGCTATGAATTGCGTCATGATGCAAAACGCAACTTCAACACTGCGATTTCCGCCATCCGAAGGCTAAAACAGGATGTTGACAAGACGCAATTATCCACACAGGAAAACTTCGGAAATGACTCTGATTGTCTTCTTGCCTTCATTAAATTGTTAATAGATCGCTGCGGTGATGATGACAAGAAGATGTTTGAGTTTTATAATTATATCAAACGGTATCCGTCTCAACTCGGCTTGGAACTGTCTGATGAAAAGTGTGTATTCGCGCATATTTTCGAGAATAAATAACCATCAAAACAATACAATATGGAGATATTTAATACTCTTCTAACACCTGAATATTGTCCACCTTTATTTATTCCGGAGGAATTAAATAATCGTCTGAGTTCCGCGAAATTTCAGGAAAATTATCTTTTACTGTTCCAGGTATATTCCCTTGTATAGCATATTCCTTGATTTTGATAGCAGGTGCTGTGTCGTTTTCATGGTCTTCTTTACGGTACAAGATGGAGATGGCTTCCGATTGATAAGGCTCTTGTTTATTTTCGACCGCATATCTTATTTCATACGCCTCTTCGAAAGGGGTAATTAAAAAGAACTGGATAGATGCAGAAGAAAAGTACAAGGGATTTTGTGCTATTTTACCGGGTAATACGGGGATAGTTTCTCCTTGTCTTATAGAAATGTAATTGTCTTTTTTGGGGGATATGGTTATATCACAATGATATTGGCTAGTCTGTACGATGATACGGTAAATACTTATGGGATAAGAAAGGTTTTTAACTAATATCTTCATACCCCATATTTCATCATGTTTCAATATAATTTGGATTTTGGGATATATGGTATTCCCGGCTTGAATACGAGCTATTTCATATTGACGTGCAAACGTGTTCGCCATCTGAGACAAACTACCAATCTGTTTCTGTGTTCCTTTTTGGCTTTTTATCACATAAATAAAACTCCCTGCGGTCGCTAATGACCCAAGGGCTGTAATACAATTAATAATAATTTCAAAATTAGACATTGCAAAATATTCTAAATTATTTAGCAACAAATATATAAATGATATATGATATGACAAAATTCAACATCCATGCCTACAATGATATATCATAAATTTTAGTGTCAACAAAATTTTTATCATTGAGGAAGATTCAATGAATAAGTAAATTCTAAATAAACATGAACGAGAAAGAATTTTTTTCTTTATGGTATATGTAGAAAGTGAACATATCCCGGCATATAAACACAGCGATCTGACAAGCGCCGAGACAGAGGCTAAACGATTAGCAAAGTCTTTGAATAGAAAGGCTTATGTTTTTTATTTTATCAAATCTTTTGAAGTAAATAAGTTTATAGTTATAGATTGCCGTCCAGTGTTTGGTGATGATCTTCCGTTTTTTAATCAAATCAAGATAGATATGAACAAGATTAAATGTAATTGCAATAGTCCACATTGTAAGGAATGTGAAAACAGAAGAATTGTAGAAACAGGGGTTAAAATGGTTTTAGAAGCTAACGAACTTTCTCTCGATTTGCGAGAGAAAGCGCAACATTCAGAAAAACGTCCTACAATAAAAGAAGTTCCCGACTTCAATAAGCATGGTCAATTTTATGGTTTTGATTAACTAATAACAGTATAATAATGAATAAAATAGACTTAAACGCCCTCCGTGATAGGGCATACAAAATCGCTTGTGAACATGGTTTTCACAATGAAGTATTGAGTAACGAACATTGCTTTTGTCTTGTCATAAGCGAGTTAATGGAAGCTGTGGAAGCAGACAGAAAAAGTAGACACTTTGATAAAGAAAAGTATAAGACCGGTGAATATAGCGAGTGTCAAGGGTGGCTAACAAATGAAGAAAAGTTTATCAACGTATTCAATAGATATATCAAAGATACCATCGAGGATGAACTTGCCGATGCAGTTATTCGTCTATTTGACTTTGCAGGTCTGCGAAATATTTCTCTTGAAATTGCAACTAAAGATATAGGTGATTGCATCGATGATATGGCAGAATCCTGCAAAGACGAAACATTCACAGAGTCCATTTATGCCATATCTACACTTCCTGTGAGGTATGATGGCTTATATGACTTACATACTACCATTAACGATATGGTACTGTCTATCTTCGGACTTGCCAAACATCTTGAGATTGATTTTATGTGGCACATTGAGCAGAAGATGAAGTATAATAAACTCCGTGAGAAGATGCATGGGAAGAAGTATTAATCTTCAAAACCGAATAGAAATGAACACAAGTTTTGAAAGATCGGCTGCTGCTACCGATGAATGGTATACACCGAAAGAAATAATAGACAGTTTAGGCAAATTTGACCTCGACCCGTGCGCTCCCATAAATCCACTTTGGCAGACAGCTAAGATAATGTACAATAAGAGCGATGACGGGTTAACGAAGGAGTGGGCGGGTCGTGTTTGGCTTAATCCTCCTTATTCCCGTCCTCTTATCGGGCAATTTGTTCGCAAGTTAGCGGAGCATGGTAACGGTATAGCATTGCTTTTTAATCGTTGTGATAGTAAGATGTTCCAAGATATCATCTTTGAGAAAGCTACGGCGATGAAGTTCCTCCGAAATCGTATTAGGTTCTATCTCCCAGACGGTACTCGTGGAGATTCGCCCGGTTGTGGTAGCATTTTAATCGCTTTCGGCGAAGAGAATGCAGAAGTATTAAGGACATGCGACCTCACAGGTAAATATGTACGAATCAATTAGGGTAAAACAAAGAAGATATGAAGGAATCACATACAGGCATTGGGATATGCCATTGCCGCCAATGTCGAATGGATAAGAAGCATTGCAGTTCTAAAAAAAGAAAGTTTGAGAAACGGGCTATAAATAAGTTCCGTCGGAAACAATTGAAATTAGATGAAATAATAAAATGCAATCGTTTCGGAAAATATTGGGCTTGATTTCAATAAAAAATAGCCCGATAAAGAATTAAATAGTTAATAACCTTTTAAATGATACGATCAAAGCATTACAATTATCACAACCGGTCCAGTCCCGCCAAGCGAGAAAGGACTATATAAATCACTTCTGGCAGGAGATCGGCCGCCACGAATATGTATCTGACCGGCCGCATGAAAACATTGGAGATCATGAAACTCACCGGACATCGGTCAGAGCAAAACTTTTTCCGGTACATCCGTTTTACAGGAGATGATGCCGCACGAGCGATCAGTGGAGATATGTTTTTCAGAAAATAAAAATTAACTCAATAATTATGATAGACAATGATTTATTGACAGACTCAATAAAGTCTGCTTTGAAAGTTGAGTTCCTTTCGTCAAGTAAGGAACTTTTTTGTATTCTAGAGCACTTTACTCGGCTGCAATCTGGGGGAGGAATATTGATGAAAGAAACAGGATTATTCAGGAAAGAGATAAGTCTTTAAAATAGAAGAGGAAGAACCAGACCGCACGACCAATCAAGATTCTTCCTCTCTTACACGATTATGATGCAAATATACTATTTACTTTTAAAATAATCGTGTTATGGTGAGAGAATTTTCAGCAATATCGGAGCTTAAATCTATCAGAGAGCAGAAATTAAGACTCTCGGAGAGAGAGCAAGAACTGATCAAACCTATTTTATCGGATCTTAATATTATTCCTGTAATATACAAATGGTACTGTGAGGTTGTGGGGAATTGCGGATTACCCGAAAGAAGGGCCGGTGCCAGCTTCCGCCAGAAATTCATTTTCATTATTCTGTTTCTTTATTCCCCCAGTACATTGGCTGGTGGTAAGATTGCAAAAGGGATTCGTGATATACTTGCCGGTATATTGGGCTTTAAAGCTCCGACAGGAATTTCTAACCTTTGTGTTGATGTCACGTTTTACTATAACAATTATAAGGATTATCGTGCAGATATAGACTATCTTTATACCGAGATTATTAATCGGTTAAGATTCAAAGGGATAATCAATTGAAGGTGCTACCATAGCACGAAAAAGAAAGCCGGGGTTTATGGCTCCGGCTTTATTGAAAATTTTGGTAAGAAAATAGCTATTAGTCTATCAACATAACTATGGATTTTGCTAAGCTCCTCTATGTACTGTGGTGTATCAAACGGACCACATCCTTCCTCATAATATTCACGTAACCCTTCAATTTTTTCATAATGTTCAAAGATTAGTTTTACGTTTTCATCGTGCTTATATCTTACATCATAATTTTTTAAGTAATCATATAATGATTGGATTGATGATTCGCAAGAACCATAATCATCGTTGTCCCGATGTATTCTAAAATCATTTTCCATTTCTCTTTTGCAAGTAACAAGCTTCCTTAATAATTCCTTATCTATGCTGTTACACAATTCATTGATATACTTATATGATTCAAATTCTTTTTGCAGTTCAATTTTGTGTTTTTCCAATGATTTATTATAGTTATCTTTTACAGATTCGATTTTTTTAGTAATTTCTGCAATATCTTCTTTTGTAGCCAAATCTTCTCCTTTCTTTTTGGCGTAAGACTGAAAACACAATAAGATAACACTCCAAACGGCATTCCCTATGAAGAACAGTATTCCAATTATTAAATAGTCCATATTATTCTCCTTTCTCTAATTTAATTTTTTTTCCACAATGAGGACAAGTAATAGTGTTTTCTTCCTCTCCTTTCACTTCTTCGGGTGATGCGAAAAGTTGCCACATGGGAACATCTAAGGCTTCTGCAACTTTTTCAAGCGTTGGATAAGATGGACTTTTCAATATTGCATATAAGTTTTGCCTTGTAGTGTTCATCTTTTCAGCAAAAGAAGTCATGTTATACCCTTTTTCTTTAATAAGTAGTTCTATTCTATTCATACATATATTTTTTCTTTTTGCAAAGATACGTTTATTAGGAAAGTGTCAAATATATCATTTACTAAACAAAGTTAAAAGAAAGAGTTTATTTTCTTGTTTTGTTTATTGTGTCAAATATATCATTTACATTTGCATCATCAGAAACGAAGTAATAACAATTAAATAATAGAAGATATGAATATCATTAGTTATAAAAAAGGTGAGAATGAAGGTGCATTGTTCATTCATGACGAAAAAAATTATTCAGCCTGTACGGCAGTAGAAAGTAGCAAAAGATTCAAAACTCTCAAAGGTGCAATAGCTTGGTTGAATGCAAGGGGGTATAGAGAAGCATAAGTTTGAATAACAATTAAAAAATATACGATATGAAGACTTTGACAAGCGATTACAGAAAAGAGATTAAAGATGCAATGAAGCAAGTAAGAGAAGCCCTCGCACAGCTTGAAGAATCTGAAAAGACGCAAGAAGTTGCGAGAAATGTCAGAGAGTATGATAAGGCTCAAAATGATGCGAAAGATGCTTCGCTTAGCATGATGACAGCTCTTGAAGAAGCAGTAAGATTAGCATCTGCAATAGGTTGCGCTCACGACTTATACGACATCAATAAGTATCACAAAGTTGTAGAACTTGATTTGAGAGATTCACAGAAGTAAGTATTAACCGGTGGGGATAATAACCCCACCACAAAGATATAAAGCAATGAAAGCAACAAGTTACATGAAGCAGCATAAAGCTAATGAGTTTTACGTAAAGAAGTCAAGAGGTTATTATCTGGTAATAGATGGATATGATAATAGTATGGCATCTTTAGAGGTAACAGAAGAAGCAGCAAATAAGATGGCAGCAAAACTGAATGCAATGAGAGGCAAGAGATTAAACATAGCACAAGTTGAACTGGCAGGGTGAAGACCCTGCACAATATGATTGATTATGGATGAACATTTCAAGAAGAGGTACGGTGTCTATGACGGTATAGATACCGGTACATTTAAACATATCCCTGAAATCAGTTGCTATAATAACAACTATTACATAGGTTTAAAGAGAGAAGGTAGTGTAACAAATGATTTGATTTTCGCACACAGCGATGATGATGATCTGACAGAGTATTACATTGTAAACGGCAATTCTGTTACATACATAGGGTATGAGTTTACAAATGAAGGTGTATTGAATCTTAGCGATGTAGAATTTACTTAAATATTAGCTTATGAACTCAACTAAAATACCTGACAACGCCAAAATAGTGCTTGAAATGACAGCTTTCGATGCGAAGTTTATCTTGCCTGCATTAGAAAAGCAATATTATCAGAAAGCGACTTGGGATATTACAAATCCGGGTGAATATCCACTGAAATATTGGTATGTACCCAAATCGAAAGAAGCAAAACAATTACTATCCACAATAAAGCATATCGAGAAGCAATTAAAAGAGCAAGGCTTATGAACTCAATAAATGTAAACGGTTGCAGCGTATGCCAGTCCGGTAAAGAGAACTACACTACTTACAACACTAAGTTGAGAGGTAAGAGAGTTAAAATGTATCAGTATGACTACCGTACTGAAAGCGGTGAGTTGTTTTCTTGTTGTGCATCGACTTTAGGGGCGTGCAGAGAGAAAAGGGATATCTGGTTGAAAAAGATTCTGTGACTTAAAACTGATTGTCACAGATAGAATTTGAAGATATTTCGTTATCTTTGGTTGTGGTAGTATCTTTGGGGTACTATCGCGGGTTAGAGAAGTCTAGTCATCTCGCCACTTTGACTTGGTGGAAATCGCAGGGGCGGAGCCTGCACCCGCAACAATGAATATTAATTTAAAAACGACACGATTATGAATATTCTTACATTAAGTATCAAACAGAAATATTTCGATGAAATCTTATCTGGTACTAAAACGCACGAATACCGTGAAATTAGGCCGATTAACGCAAAGAAGTATATCACTTATTTATGTGGTGGCAAAGAGTACAAGGTAGATGAAGAATTACCTGAAGAGGGTGAAGTTGAGTTGAAACCGATTAAGTACGATGCGATTAAACTTCTTACGGGTGCCTATAGTGGTAAACGCCCTTATATTATCGTTGAAGTGAAGAACGCAGAAGCGGTCATTCTCACCGATGAAGACGGTAATGATATTGTTTACCCCTATCAGGGTGAAGAATATCTCGCAGCCCAAATGGATTATACATTAGGTAAGATATTAGAAAAACATCTTTGATTGTTTAATTTAAATTTTATTGCTGAGTCGCAAGAAGAGTAAACAGAGTAGCTGGCCCCCGCAGAAATATGAACGGTGCCGGTGCAGGCGGTAGATTAGTCGCCAATCGTAGGGGTACAGCAAGTGCCACACAGTTAGGATCACGCAGACAGCGTTACAGTGATCTTCGTATTTCATTTGGATTGTCAGGTGGTTAGCTATGAATAAAGTAGAGCAAGCGAACCGGTATATAGACCTCATTCGGGTAAAATCGAATGAGGCTTTGCTGTTTTTATCACTTGGAAAAGATTCGCTTGTTCTACTTGATTTAATCTATCTGAAGTTTGACCGGATTGTTTGTGTGTTCATGTACTTCGTCAAGGACTTAGAGCACATTAACCGCTGGATAAACTGGACTAAAGCCAAATATCCGAAGATAGAGTTTGTGCAAGTACCACATTGGAACCTCACTTACATCCTCCGTGGTGGTATGTATTGTGTGCCTAATCCAAAAGTGAAACTGTTGAAACTGGCTGATGTGGTAAAGGCTATGCAGCTTACTCACAGAGTTTATTACACGTTCTTAGGCATGAAAAAGGCTGATGGTATGAACCGCAGGCTTATGCTGAAAGGGTATGAGGTAAACGGTTACGAGAATAACGGTATAGTTTATCCTTTGGCTGATTGGACACAAAAGGATATCCTTGCTTACATGAAGCAGCACAACTTACCCGAACCAGTTAGATATTCATTGAAAGCCAGTTCGGGAGTAGGCTTCAACCTTGATTGTATGCTTTGGATGGAAAAGAACTACCCGCAGGACTTACAGAGAATTTACAAAGTTTTCCCAATGGCTGAAAGAGTGCTTTGGGAATACTATAATAAACAAAAATAATAGGAGGATTGCCGAGTTAGACGTAGGAAGACAAGAGAACAAATTTACGCTCAAGCAGAAAGATTGAGCGAAGCGAACTGGAGAAGAAGAAATACATGGAGTAGTAGTGCAGCAAGTAGGCGCGCAAAACAATCCCGCGATAATCTTATTGCGAGAGCCGAAAAGAATACTCTTCGACAGAAAGGGTTTGGATTAAGCAATGGCTAACATGGAACTAAGTAAATACATAAAGAGTGAATCGGTGGAGCTTAACCGCTCTGCCATTCACTTTGCGGACTACAACCCAAGAAAACTATCCGATGAATCCCGTAAGACATTAAAGCGTGGTATCAAGAAATTTGGCTTGGTCGGTGGTATTGTGGTGAATAAACGTACAGGACTAACCGTAGTCAGTGGACACCAGCGTTTGTCCGTCATGGACGAATTACAGAAGTTTCCCGATAACGACTACTGTATCCGTGTCGATGTCATTGATGTGGACGAACAGCAGGAAAAAGAGTTGAACATTTTGATGAACAACCCTAACGCACAAGGTACTTGGGATTTTGATGCTCTTGCCCGAATTGTTCCCGATATTGATTGGAAAGACGCCGGTTTAACGGATGCCGATTTGAACATGATAGGTGTCGATTACCTGTTACAAACCGAAGAAGAAAGCTCTATCGCAGACGCTCTGTCTGATATGATGGCACCAGTAACCGAGCAGAAAGAAGCTGATAAAGCTGTCAGGCAGTTAGAACGCGCCGAGAAGGTTGCCCATATGAAGGAGGTCAAGCAACAAGTAAAGGAGAACGCACAGAAGACAGCCGAAGATATGGATGCCTATGTGATGCTTTCTTTCGATACCTATGAAGCTAAAGCCGCTTTCTGTGAACGGTTCGGATATGACCCCGATATGAAGTTCATAAAGGGAGAAGTATTTGATGAACAAGTAGAAAGAATTGATTAATTTTTAGGGAGGAATGCCGAGTTAGAAAGAAAACATATGGTCAGCTATATCAACAGTCCAGACGAATAATGTATAATGCCGGAAGACAATACGGACTTGGTACAGATAAACAAAGACGCATAAGAGATCGGACGAAATCCATAATGGGAAGATATGGTGCAAGAATAGATAGCTATTTCTCAAAAAGAGGAATTAATATCTATGGAAATAAGCCGGTCTCTCGCCGCATATATATGGGTAATAATAACGGATAATTGATTATGAGTAAAAGTGAATCTACAAATAGAAAAGGTAAAGGAGGAAGAAAGCCCAAGTTTGATTATACAAGTGAGGACTTTCTTTCTCTCGTGGAATCGTATGCTAAAAAGGGATTCACTGACAAGGAAATAGCCTACGCCATAGGGATTCTGCCGCAAACTTTCTGCGAAAAGAAAAGTGAGTACACCGAAATATCCGAAGTCTTAGCGCGTGGGCGCGCGACAATCAATGCCACTGTAAGGGCTAAATTCCTTGCAATGGCTCTCGGTGGCATAAAAACCAAAAGCACCGTGGTAAGAAAGCTCCGTGATTCAGAGGGAAATTTGACAGGTGAGGACGAATTACAAGTTAGCGAAAGCGAGTTGGCTCCAAACTTGCAAGCAATGTCCGTTTGGCTGTATCACCACGATGAGGATTGGAGAAAGGTTGAACGCAAGCAGGATGAAGATGCTGATATTCCAACAGACATAGAGCATGGCATCAACATTGATTCTTGGATTAAAGACAAGCTGAAATGATAGTACCTCAAGAAATTTATCATCCTCTGTACACCGATAATGAGAAATTCATAATCCTTATCACTGGTGGTCGTGGCTCCGGCAAATCTTTCAACGCTTCCACCTTCATTGAACGGCTGACCTTTGAAATGACGGAAGCCGAGAAGATAGTTCATCAGATTCTCTATACCCGTTACACAATGGTTTCCGCTGGTATGTCTATCATCCCGGAAATGATGGAGAAGATAGACCTTGACGGAACAACCAAGTACTTCAAGACTACCAAGACGGATATAGTCAATAAGATGACTAAGAGCCGTATCATGTTCCGGGGTATCAAGACTTCTTCGGGGAATCAGACGGCAAAGCTGAAATCCATTCAGGGTATTACTACCTTTGTTTGTGATGAAGCGGAGGAATGGACGAATGAAGAAGAGTTCGACAAGATAATGCTCTCCATCCGTAAGAAAGGGATTCAGAACCGGATAATCATCATAATGAATCCTTGTGATTCCAATCACTTTATCTACAAAAAATACATCGAAAATACCCATAAACTCGTAGAGATTGATGGGGTGCAAGTCCAAATCTCCACGCACCCGAATGTACTTCATATCCATACGACCTATCTCGATAACTTGGAAAACCTTTCTCCAGAGTTTCTGAAGGAGGTTGAGGATATGAAGGTGAGAAATCCCGAAAAGTATGCTCATGTGGTTATCGGTCGCTGGGCTGACGTTGCGGAAGGTGCTATTTACAAGAAATTCGGAATTGTTAAGGAGTTTCCACAATGGGCGCAAAAGGTTTCAATTGGTCTCGATTTTGGATTTACGCATGATGAAACTGCTATCGTCAAATGTGGAATTGTCGGAAATGACTTGTACATAGATGAGATATGCTACAAGACACAGATGCTCACTAAAGATATTATTCAAACGCTTCGCCCGTATGGTATGAAGGTGGTAGCCGATAGTGCAGACCCGCGACTTATCCAAGAGATACATAACGGAGGGATACGAATTTATCCGGTAGAAAAAGGGGCAGGCTCTATCGTGGCAGGGATAGAGAAAGCCAAAGAGTTCAATATCTTCGTTACTGAACGTTCTTACAATCTCCAAAACGAATTGAGAAAGTATGTTTGGGATAAAGACAAAGACGGAAGATATATAAATCAACCTAAGGACGGTCAAGCTGACCACCTATGCGATGCCTTTAGGTATTATGTATATGGGGTTATTCTTGGCAAAATTCAGAAGCCGAAAGATTTAACTGGAATATTCACGCATTAAAAATATAAACTATGCCATTGAGTTTAGAAGAAATATTAGCATTGCCCGATATAGGGCAGAAGATAAGCTACCTGAAGAAAGGTAGAAAGACCGAACTTCCCGACTGTTGCAAACTTTGGGACGATTGGAACCCAGAACGCCACGAAATCATGGTTGACAAAAAGAAGTACCCGGACAGAAAGGTTCTTGAAAAGGATAAGGAAACAGTTTTCGATGAAAAGACCGGAAAGACCTATGAAATCGAAGCGAAGTACAAAACCGAATCGGTAAACCGCATATCAATTCCTTTAGAACAGGATATAGTTAACATTCAAACCGCTTTCACTGTCGGTACAGAACCGTCTATGGACTGTACTCCGACTGATGATGACGAAAAGAAGCTCTTGGATGCTGTCAAGGCTGTATTCAAGTCCAACAAAATCAAGTATCAGAACAAGAAGATAGTTCGCTCCTGGCTTTCCGAACAGGAAGTAGCTGAGTATTGGTATGTGACCGATGATGATTCATTCTGGGCGAAGTTCTGGAAGAAAGTTAAGACTACCTTCGGAGGAAAAGTAAAACCTACCAAGAAGCTGAAAAGCGTGTTGTGGTCGCCATTCAGAGGTGATAAGCTCTTTCCGTTCTTCAACGATGAAGGTAAGATGATTGCTTTCTCCCGTGAGTATAAGAAAAAACTCATGGACGATTCGGAAATTACCTGCTTTATGACTATTACAGACAAGATGGTTTATCAGTGGGATTTATCTAAAGGGTACGAGGAAAGGACCGTTTTCGCTCATGGATTCCCGAAACTGCCGGTTATCTACGCTTACCGTCCTGAATCGTATTGCAAGAAGATAAAGACTTTCCGCGTCCGGTTGGAAAAACTACTATCCAACTATGCCGATTGTATCGACTATCACTTTTTCCCTTTGCTGAAACTGATTGGCGATGTAGAAGGCTTCATGGGTAAGGTTAAGGACAGAATGGTTAAACTCACAGGAGAAGGTGCAGATGCTCAATATCTGACGTGGAATCAGGTTCCTACAACGGTGGAACTTGAAATGAATACTCTTTTTGAGAAGTCATATTCAATGACTAACACACCTCAAATCAGCTTTGAAAAACTTAGTGGTTCGGGAAATGCTTTGTCGGGAATTGCTTTTGATTATGCTTTTCTTTCCACTCATTTACAAGTTCAAAATCATGCAGAAGTTATAGGGGAGTTTTTACAGAGAAGAATTAATTTTATCATTTCTGCTTTGGGTGCTATAAATCCGTCTGAATTTAGTAAAGCGTCTAAAACCATTGATATAGATACCGATATAGTACCTTACACTCTGAATAATATTGATGATAAAGTCAGTGTTGCGGTGAAAGCCGTGTCGGGTGGTGTATGGTCACAACGACATGGGGTAATGTTCGCTGGAAATATTGACCGCATAGAAGAAGAGCTTGCCGAAATCAAAGAGGAACAGGAAGCTAAGAATAACAATATGGTTTCTCCTAATGCAAAGGAGTAATTGATTGCTTCATGTTTTTATTGTAGCATTGAGCGGAGCTAATTTAGTTCCACTTTTTCAATGTTTAAATTCTGTATTATAAAATATTTATGCTATAAAAGTTCTATAATTCAATATTATTGTGTATATTTGCATCAAAAGAATGAGATATGAGAGTTGTATCACATAAGAAATTGAAAGAGTTCTACCAAACGAAAGGCTATGAAGATTCACGCATAGCTTTAGAACGTTGGTATGATATAGCAGAAAAAGCAGAATGGAAAAACCTATCTGATATTAAAGTAGATTTTCTTTCTGCTGATTATGTAGGCAACCAGCACTATGTTTTTAATATCAGAGGTAACAATTACCGATTGGTGGTAGTTGTTAAGTTTACAATAGGGTATGTTTTCATCCGCTGGGTGGGGACTCATAAAGATTACGATAAAATAGATTGTTCAACCATTTAAGATAGAAGATATGAATAAAGTAACAAAAGAACAATACGAATTTGCATTAGCAAGAATAGAGGAACTTTTGCCGTTGGTTGATGATAATACTCCTGCAAACAATAAGAATGCGGTGGAGCTAACTATGATGTCTGATATAGTCATAGCATACGAAAAGGAGCATTATCCGATAGAGAAACCAACTGTTGCTGAACTGATAGAGCTTTCCCTTGAAGAAAAAGGAATGACGCAAAGGCAACTTGCTGGCGAGATTGGGATAAGTCCTTCTCGGGTTAATGACTATCTTTCTGGTCGTTCAGAGCCTACTTTAAAGATAGCAAGATTACTTTGTCGGGTATTGAATATTCCTCCGGCTGCGATGTTGGGATTCTAATCCAAAATACAAATATGAAAAAGAGAAAGAAAATAGTATTACTACTAGGTGCAGGTTTTCCTGTAGCATGGGGAGCTCCATTTTCCAAAGATATTCTTGATAGAATAATTGAAGATAAAGAATATATGTATGATAGTAATACAACTTGGGGTAAATTTATATTTGATACATTAAAATCTTTTTATGAAGAGGAGGACGGAGTCACTGTTAATTTTGAGACAGTAATTGCTGCATCGGAATCTATAATTAATTATGTTATAGCGTCAACCAATGAAAACAGGAATTCGTATAATACGTCATTTACTCCTGCTATTAATGTACTAATAGACTCCATTCAGCAAAAACTAGATGAGATATCTGATGAATTAGAGAAAAGGAGGCATTTTTATTCTATATATAAACATTTTGTGGATATTGTTATTCAATTCATTAAGGGGTATGATGAAAAAGCTTGTGCTGCTGAGTATAAACTACTAAATGACAGATTGAATGAATTTATTGAATCTTTATTGAACAAGAAATATTCAGTAAAAATATATACCACAAATTATGACGCTATGATACCTCAGATTCTTTCAAAGCGTAAAATATATATGGGGGAACATCTGTTATCTGATTATAGTATTGTTTATAAAGCTAATTATTTAAGAAATAAAGACTCTCATTTAAGTTACTTTTACCTACATGGCTCTATCTATTGGACCTTTAAATTTGTAGAGAATAAATATAGAGTTGTAAAATCTACGATAACTGGAGAGGTGCAATCCTTAACTGCTCAAGGCGGAAATCCGAGTGAGAATCTAATTTTTAGCCCGATAATTGTTGGGTATACTAAGACTCAAAGAAGTCTAATGAATCCTTTAAATATCGGATTTACTAATTTTGCAAATGATTGTAATGATTGCAATAAGTTGCTAACAATAGGGTATTCGTTTTCTGATCCACATATTAATTCTATAATTCAAACTAATGTAGACTTTAATAAAGTTCGGCTTGCATATATAGGATTCGTTGAAAGGTTTGAAGGTTCTTCAGAATATACGAAAATAGATTACTTTATAAGAAGATTGTATAAAAAAAATGAGGATGAAAGTTGGTTCAACTCAATTAATAATAATTTTATTGCATATAAAAAAGGGTTTTCTAATTTTATAGAGAATAGAGATAATTGGGCTAAGATTTAAAGACTACTAGCATAAAAAGGCGTGACTCCACTCGGTTTCACGTCTTTTTATGTTGTTCTTCCCAATAAGCGTCTTAAACTAAAATCTATATCTGTAATTCTAATTATTTCTATTAAATCAGAATAGACCGCACCTCCTACTTTAAATTGTTTATATTGCTTACTTAGAAAAACTTCACGAGAAAGTTCTGCTCTGGGGGTTACTTCTAGAAAGAACCATTGCCCACATAAAAAAAATGTATAAAAGCCGTAAGTATTTATATCATGAAATTGAGATTCAGAAAAAGGGAACTTGGGATGTGAAGTATCTTCTACAAGAATAATTCCATTATTTACTAGATAGTATAAAGGGATATCTCCGATATTATAGCGTGCAAATTTTCTAATTTGATTAAATCGATTATCTAATCCGTTACCTGTTATTTTATGATACTCTTGAAGGAACATTTCATATATTCCTCTCTTGAATTGTCTTGCAAATGTTATTAGAAATCTATCATTAAACTTAAAATGTGATTTCAGAACTATTTTCCTTTTTGCTTTCCAATACTCAAAATATATTGATTTTAATCTTTGCGGGTTATCCTCCCTATTAAGTAGAGTTTTCATTAAGCTAAATATCTCTTTGACACAAACTTCTATACAAAGTTTAGGAAATACTAAATTATCTGGTTGGCCGAAATAGTGATTGCATTCATCGCAAATATCAACACCAATACTTATGCTACCTAAACTTTTAGGCATAGTATGTGGCTTCTCTTTAAATGTTGTTTGAGTTGCATCTTTGCCACAAAAAATGCAGAATCCTTTATTTCTATAATCCATGTTTTTGCTTTATTTTACAGCAAAAATAGAATTTTAAATTGATTTCTTCACAATCTCTTCTTGGTGAATTCTATACTACCCAATTATTTTCCTTTCATCCTTATACATCCTACTTTTATACCGTATTTGTGACAATCGCTTTGATGTCACGAATAGGAAGCTTAAATATTTACTAATCATCTGTATTGGTGGTATTTTTACTTCCGCAAATTGAATTTCAAATTTAATAATTCATACGGTATGAAAGGAAAAATCTTAGTAGCACTAAAAACGAAGTATAAAACCTTTGGGTTTGGTGATAAAGCATTTGACGGGGTGGCTGACTACTTATCTAAAACCGTTACTGAAGAAAGTCAAATAGAAACTGCTATTAGTGGGGTCGAAGGACTTTTAAAAGCTTTTCAAGGAGACATTGATACTGTTAGAAACGAAAAATCGGGTCTGCAAAAACAATTGGACGAATTGAAAAATAAAATCGAGAATCCTAATCCCAATCCTAACTCAAATCCAAAGCCGGAAGATAAGAAAGATGACATGGCGACCATCATTGCAAATGCGGTAAGCGCTGCTGTTAAGCCTCTTTCCGATGAACTCGCTCAGTTTAAGGCTGAGAAGTCACAGGCTACCCGGCAGGAGCAGATTATGGCAAAGGCAAAGGAGTATGGTATTCCCGAAACATTCGCAAAGCGTTATGCGATTCCTGATGATGCAGACTTAGACATTTATTTCAAGGACGCTAAACAGGAACTTGCCAATATCGGCTTTAGTGGTGTGACTCCTCCTGAATCAGCGGAAACAAAGATGGAGAAGGAAACTGAATCTATTGCGAATATGATTTCGGAAGGAACAAAAACTATTGTTGAATCTAAAAAGTAAAATTTATGGCAGCAGGTACTAAGTATAACTTGACCCCGGAATACAAACCGGAAGAGTTCTACCGTGTTGAGACGGGTGTCAGAAAGAGCGGACCGTGGAAGTTGGATATTACCAACCTTGTAGTAGGCTCTGTTCTTCCTGTATTCACACCTGTACAAGCGGACTTGAAGAAACGGACACTCGTTCCCGTCCGCAATGTGAAAGTGGTTGAAGCTTATACCACAGGAGACTCTAATCTCACCATCAAGGTGGCAAAAGATTCTTTGGCTTATCGGGGTATGTTCATCGGAAGCGGAAAGAAAGGCGCAGAGGTAGCATCTATCGACAAGTCAACCAAGGATTATGATGTATTAACCATCAAAGCGGCTTTCGGAGAAAATATCGCTAAGGATACGGTTCTTTTCGAAGCTACCGCAGTAGGTGGAACAGTGAAGAAGAACACTGCAAACTTCGTTCTTTATGATGCGAAGAAAGTTGAGAGCGATGGAGCGGTTCTCTGCACTCTCTTGATGCAAGCCTATGAGGTAAAGGAAAGCAAGTTGGTTCTTCCGATCCATGAGATGGATAAGGTGGGATTGACAAGCCGTTTCCAGTTTGAGTATTAATCATTAAAAGTTTAGATATGAATTTGACCATACAAACTTTATTTACAGATCCCAATATCGTTCAGGCGATTATTGACCGTGTCCTCCAGTTGAGACTGGACACAATCTACTGGAAGCAATACGGAGATTTCTTGGAAACCAAAACCCGTGTTTTCAAGACTTATCTTGGGACAGTAACGGGTGTTGTTGCCGGTTCCATTCTGGGTAAGAATGATCAGAAGCCTATTCGTGAAAGACGTAGCCTTGGAAGTGGTTATACTGAAATTGCTTACTTGGGCGACCGTTATCAAATGGATATTGAGCGCCTGTCACAGTTACAGGATATCATTGACAAGTTCAATGCAGCCAATACAGCTGATCAACGTACAATCTTGCAGGAAATCATTGATTTTATTGTTGATGATTACCGTCAGATTCTGCTTGCTCCGCACAAGCGTATGGATATTATCGTTCCTGAATTGTTGATGACTGGTAAGGCGCAGGTTCATTTGGCCGATAATAAGGAAAACATCGAATTGTTGGACATCGAGCTACCGTTCCACTTCCTTACTCCTGACGCTTCAGCAAAGAATGTATTTATCTCTTACTTGCAGCAGGAGATTCAGAAATTGAAAGCCAAATACGGTGTATTCTCCAAAATGATTATGTCTCGTGGTACGTTTATGAAGAACATTGTAGGGGCTTCTGAGTTCGGTGATAAATTCAAGATGATTCTTGGTGAGCGTGAGTTCATGGTTAATGCAGGGTTGGTGACTGACCAGATGGCATCCAGCGTATTTACTGGAATCGGGCTTCCTGCAATTGAGATCAAAGAGGACTACGTAGAGAATCAGGCGGGCGAGAACGTGCAGATTTACGCCGACAACCGTATCACCCTGTTGCAGACGGACAAGGTGATGAAGATGCGTCACCATAAGCCGTATGTAATGACGGACCCTGTTCCGGGACGTTCTTACAATACTGCTGAAGGTCAGATGTCGGTTTGCAACTATCGTGACGAAGAAGGTCGATACATGGAATACACCGCTGAGTGGATTCCTGAGTTTATCGCTCCTAACAAGATTGTGAACATTGACCTTTCAACGATGAACGCGTAAATAGTAAGGGTGTGAGGGTCGCACCCTATTGTCTAATTTTATAAATCAGTAAAGAAATGAAGAATTTTATTTTTGCCATGTGTGGCTTTTTGATGATGTCTTTGGTCTCGTTGGGTGTACAGGCATCAAGTATTAGTGAACCTATTCCGTCCAAATCAGAGTTATCTGCGGTGGATGTTGGTCTGCCGGATATTCAGTATGTCACTTTTGAAGCTGCTCCGTTGAATTGCTTTGTACTGACCGATTCGCAGCCTGTGATGCTGATAACGAATAGTCCGGTTGTACAAAGTGTAATGACGATGAATGTGGCTACACAGGGGAAGCAGATTTCGGTTCCTAAGTGTCCGTTCCGGTACATCTATAAATCGAAGTATTGTACGCATTATAGTTACACTGTATATAGTAGATTGATTACACCATATTAAGATGACGGTAAACGGCTACATACAACAGAAGTTCCAGACCTTCGGCATTCAATTGTCGGAGGCTGACCTTTTGGATATGTGTCTTGCCTCGAAGATAAGCGGAGAGGAAGAGATGAACGAGGATTGCTACGGTCTTGTGTCGGTGGCAATTGCAAAGTTCATCCCCTCTCTTTTACTTCGTGCCACTTCAATCAGTGAAAGCGGTTTCTCTATGTCTTGGAACATTCAAGGTATTAAGGACTACTATTCGCTTCTGTGTAAACAGTACGGATTGAAAGACGAACTGACGGACAAACCTAAATGTACCTTCTTATGATATTCGCTCCCCACATATTGCAGGTAAAAGTTATCACCCCGATGGATAAGGATGAGTTCGGTAGACCCATCCTCGGAACAGGTGGTGAAAGCTGGCAGGACGTATGTAAATGCCGTTGTGATGATGTGAGTGCGGAAAAGAAAGTGTCTATCAATGGAGTTTTATATGACTTCAAGTATAAGGTTGTCTTTAATAAACCGTCAAAAGTTGAAGCTGGTACAGAAGTTCGTTGTTTAAATCCCGATGGAAGCATAAGAGGCGTAGGCGTGGCGAAAAGCCCTTTAGAAACAAATTGTTTTTCTTATAGAGTGATATGGTTGGAGTAGATGCAGATTTCTCCGATGTAGAAGATTTTTTCGATGAAGGAGAATGGGAAGTTGAGAAGAAAATGATTGATGTAGGCGATGAAGCCGTGAAGTACGCGGAGGAACATGGCGATTATCAAGACCACACACTCACTTTGAGAACGTCCAATGATTACGATGTCGATAAAGACGGTTTGACGCTGAAAAACGAAGCGGAATACGCTTCATTCGTGGAATCTAAGGGATTTGATGTTTTAAGTAGTGCCGCTTTATTTGCGGAGAAACGATTAAAAGAAGAATCTGAATGATAGTAACCACCGACATAGGAAACATCCTCTACCGGGACTGCAAGGCTTTCGGAATAGACACAGTACCCAACGGGGAAACTCTGACGGGTGAATTGAAGTCCGAAAGAATCGTTATCCATGCGAAGAAACAACAGCCGGGGACTTATTGGAGAAAGTCTTTTGCGGAAGTGAATCTTTGTGTTCCTGATTTAAGCGAGAATGGAGCCAACACCATCCGTTTGAATGAACTCGAAAGAGAAGCCATGAAACGGTTTGATGATGTAGTAAGCACCTATGACGGCACAACCTATCGATATTCTATCGAATCAATCGGTACAGAAGCGGACACAGCTTTGAAGTGTCATTATGTAAATGTGAGAATTTTGTTTAACGTGTTAAATGTGAAATAATATGATAACAGCAGTAGAAATAGACGAACTGTATTATGCAGACCCTATTAAAACGGTTACAACTCCTGCTACCGGATTGTCGGGTGCGGAGGTTGCCGCAATCTTGAAAAATGCAGCAACGAAAAAGGTCCAAAATGTACATGGTGATACATTCCAGTACGAGGAAGCGGAAGCAAGTGTCACTCGTTACAAAAATGCTTTAACTGGCGAATATTACCGTGAAACATCCGAACCGGGTGAAGTGAAAATCAACTTTACTATTGGTGAGTATGACTACAAGACTAAAGAAGATTTGCAAGGTGGTAAAGCCACAGAAAAGAATTGGGAAAGAGGAAAGCATAAGACTATCCATAAGTGCGTCATTGGTAAAACGAAAGATGGTGTCTATGTGGTGTTCCCGAAAGCGGCTATCAATGCTCGTGGTTCTAATACCGACAAGGCTATCGGATTGGCTGTTTCAGCCGTTCCCCTTTCCACCGGTGTGGATGGTTTGGCTTCTGAGAAATGGTTCGATGAATCTGAGGTAGTTCCATCTGCATAAGAGAGATTTTGGTAATAGATTGTTTTCGGATGGCGGTGGGTGGTTGCTCGCCGCCTTTTAATTTAAAAATATGAATCAAGCAGCTAAAATAGTGTCTGATGCCCTTTTAGGGATAGATTTTAAAAATGTAGAGATAGGAGGAATGATTTACACTATCAAACCGCCTACTATCAAGGTTATCTGCCGGGCGATAAGCCATTTCTCAAAGATAGGCATGGATGGTAATAATATCATGGAAGCTATCAAGGAACTGCCGGAAGCTACCGGAGATATGCTGAAAGGTATTTCTTGTTTCATCTGTGGTAATGAGGATTTGGTAAAGGCTTTAGAGAACGGGACTTTTGAAGAAGTTAAAGACGCTTTGGAGGTGTGCTTCTCCATGATGGATATATCGGCTTTTCAGTGTGTCAGCTCGATGAAGAACGTGTCGATGCTGGCAGCAAGACCGAAACAGTAGGAAACACAACGTTCTTCGGGCAGATAGCCCATTTGATTGACACGCTTCATCTGAGTTATACAGAAGTGTTTGAGGTTATCCCTTATAGAAACTTGCTAATGATGCAGAGGGACAAACTTCATACTGTCAGCGGGCAGAAGGTAAGGAAAATCAGTGGTAAGGAATTGGCAAATCGTAGAAAAAAGAGATAGGTAAAGAAAAAGCCGGAGAAATCCGGCTTTTATTATGTTAGCTTTAGTAATTGTAGTACAAAAACAAATGTGACTATCAATGTCGAAATAATGGTAAACAAAGATTGCAATGTCGTTTTACTAATCCTTTTTCCATACTTTTGTATCTCTTCCGGTGGCTTACTCATGATAGCACTTTCAAAACGAGCTTTTTAACCAATATCAACATGACTATCAGCTAAATCACATCTATTATCATATAAAACAGAACTAATAAGAGGAAGGTTCACACAAGAAGTACCGGCGCGTTTCTTATGTGAACCGGCTATAAAATCATGTGAAGGGACATATCCTATTTATACGCTTTCTGAGAGTTGAGATTGGACCGGCACTTAGTTATGTGAACAATAAAAAAAGCCCCGAATCAGAAGGAACGGGGCGAAACCTTATATGTTATTGCAAATTACCAATTATCGTTTTCATTTCCGACAATTCCATTTTTTACAGCTTCTTCAATTTTGTCCATTATGACATTAGAGTAAGCATGTGTCATAACAAGTGCTTTTGATGATGTTTTCTTAGCTTTATGCTGATCCTTTTCAACAAAAGGATAGCAACTCTCAAGGGCCCATTTCTCATTTCCATTTACAGGTATGGTTCCTCCTATTGCTCCCATAATACCACCACCTGAAGACTTTATTACATCATAATATTGTACTGTGTAAGTAATGCGTATTTTTTTATCTTTTATATCCACTTTTATAATTGGACGAATACTAATATTATAAGCGTTCATTCCCCCTACATGACCGGCAATATCCGATACGTATCCTTCGGCTATTATAACTCCTGTGTCCTTATCATTTAATTTTATAACGGAATTTGCGTCATTGAATGTAGCAGTAAACCAATAGTTCAATGTTACATATAACTGCTCTTTATTCGATTCTCCGCATTCTATTATTTGGGTATAAGTCAGAGAATTGTTCTTGTCAAGAGCAAGTTGAGAACCTAACGTTGCTGCTGCTTCAGTCCACTTATCTCCATATCTCTCTTTGGCATATTCTTCTAACTCTTCTGCCCTCATTACTTGAGCATTAATAGAAGTATAACAACATAAGGCAATCACTAAGAATAAAATTTTCTTCATAATCGTGTATTTTTAATATTAAACAAGTTGCAAAAGTATATACTATTTTTAACTAACCAACTATTTTTAGTAAATTTTCCAAGTCAGAACGTGATTTTATCGTGTAAACTACTCCTTTGTACTCAAATTCATCCGCTTTTAGTCCTCTTTTTACTTTAGTTTGAATTTAGTACCGAAAATGGGGCAAACAGTTACAATAGTTTTATTGTCTCTAATGTAGTTTCAATATCCGATATTGAATTTATTTCAAATAATTGTCCTTTAGCTTTAATAAATCCCATCACACCGTCATTGACGAATAATTCAGGTACTTCAACATTGAGAAATTTAGCTATTCTTTCTAAACTGTCCATTGTAGGATTTCCATTACCCGTAATGATTCGGCTAATACTTGCTTGAGATGTTCCAATTCCTAAGGCTAAAGACTCCAATGTAATGCCTTTTTCCTTGCAAAGCTCCTTAATTCTATATTTCATATATGATATATTAATTATGATGATGCAAATATACATATAAAATCCAATAATTGCTATATATGATATGATTAATTGTTAAAAATATCATTTGGGATAAAAATAACTATTCTTTTATTTGGTTTATATTTGCTTTATGTGATATATTTGCATTGTAAAATTATCACATAAGATAAAATAGAATACTAACACATAAAATATAACGATTATGATACCAGAAATAAACATTGAAGAGATAAAGAACAAAGCTGTTCACTCTGAATTACTGAAAGCGATGTGTCTTATCAATCAAGCTCGTAATATCGTACAATCGGCAATGGATGAAAAAGAACTGAGGGATGCCGGGTAATGGGACTGTATGGATGAAACGGTAGGCAGATTGAATAACTGTGCCAATGATGTGGCGTATATTATCGGCACAACAATGAGTGGCAGGGTTGAAACTTTAACGAAATGATTATGAACCTTAATATCAGACCACCACCAAACCGAGTTACCAAATCAGAGATTGGGAACATAGTAATAAACTTAAAAGTAACAAGAAATGAGTAAACGATTTAGTATCGGTATCATACCAATATAAAAGCAATAGGGGGGGGTAAAATACGCTCTTAAAATAGAGAAACCTTCTGCATTGGGTAATGTGTACGGCTTGACCGAGGAAGAGTTGAAAGAACTTCGTAATATGATTGATGAAGTATTAAAGAAATGAGTATGAAACAGCATAGAATTAGAGAACCGCCAATTATTTTGTGACAATAGCTCTGATGTCACAAGCCAAGTGGATGAAAATTCTTCTCTTACACGATTATAAGATAAGTTTGCAATGAATTTACGACAATGGATTGGTTGTCGTGACTATGCACGACACTTTTTAGGTCACGCAATCGGTTAGTGGTAAATTCGCAAACAGAAATAACGCAGCTATCCTCACGGCTGAAAAGTATAAACCCCGCCATTGGTAAGAAGTGAGGAGCTTGCCTTTGGTGGGGTCTAATTTTTAAAACTGTGTAAAAGTATGAATAATATTCAGATTTTCCAAAATGAGCAGTTCGGAAAAGTGAGAATTGCGATGAATGAGAGTGATGAACCTTTGTTTTGCGCAAAGGATGTAGCTAATGCACTTGGATATATAGATACAGCAGATGCCATTCAAAGGCATTGTAAATCAGGCAAAAAGGTATATCACCCACACGAAAATAGTGCTGGAGGTATTAATATGGTATATATTCCAGAAAAAGATGTATATCGTTTGATAATGAGAAGTAATTTGCCTGATGCTGAAAAATTTCAAGATTGGGTATGCGATGAAGTACTGCCATCCATTCGTAAGTATGGTGCATACATGACGAACGAAACGCTTGAAAAGGCTCTCACCTCACCGGATTTTCTCATTCAACTTGCGACCAATCTGAAAGAAGAAAAGCAAAAACGTATCGAAGCAGAACAGAAGATTCAGAAAGATGCGCCCAAAGTTCTTTTTGCTGACGCTGTTTCAACTTCTCAACGCTCATGTTTGGTTGCCGAACTGGCGAAGATATTGCAGCAAAATGGGGTTAATATCGGTCAGAACCGCTTGTTTACTTGGATGCGTGAAAATGGTTATCTCTGTCAGAAAGGACAGTATTACAATCAACCAACGCAAAAAGCTATGGAATTGGGATTGTTTGAGTTGAAACAGACCTCAATCACCAAGCCGGACGGTTCTGTATTGGTAACTACCACTACCAAAGTGACAGGTAAAGGGCAGATTTACTTTGTGGAAAAGTTCTTGGGTAAAGATGCGGCTTAAAATAAATGCGCACGCCATTAAGTTGGCGTGCGCATTTATATAGTTGGGTTGGAATTTGTACCTTTATGTTGGTATTATGACTTGCTTTTAAATTAGTATCAGAAACAGCACCTACCGAAGTAGGCGCTGTTTTTTATGGGTTGTGGTATCGAGGGTGCTGTTATCGTTAAGATAGTGCGAAGTAACATATTGTAATAATAACAATAATAATTATCATAACCCACGATTGCCAAGTAAATTTAGACGGGTCTCTAAGATCTTTTGCATGTGATGTTTTTTCTTTTGTATCCTCCAGTATAGGTACAGTATCTTCTGTGTTTACCTGCTTTTCTCTAATTAATTTATCAAAACCCCGTCTGATATTTTTTATATCGTCAGCAATCTCAAAGAATTTAATAATCATTATTATTTGGATTATACCTAATATAATAATTGAAATGTTAAAAATAGTATTCATGGCCATAACTCCTAATTAAATATTTTACAAAACTATCTAAAATTTTTGCTATCCCCAATTATTTCACGACAATTCCTCCAATGTCGTACTTTTGTAATCTCTGAAATAGTAAATAGACTGTCTATCTCTACCTTCACAATTATTTTCCAACAATAGGCTGATTGTGTTTTTGTTGATGAAAAAGATCTATAAAACCTTGTATATATAGTAAATTCATCAATTAGAACAGGAAATATCAAACCTTTCGTCTGTTGTCACGAATTTGATGAAAGAAAATTCTAATAAGGTTTGGATATGCCGTAATTTTGAGTGGTAAATAATTAAAATTCAGAATAAAATGGCTAAGCTTTACTTTCGTATTGGTGCAGATTTTGATAAAGTTATCAAACTCCGTGAGGAAATTGCAAAACTAAAGAACGAGTTGAAAACTATGGATTCAACTCAATCCCCTGCTGCTTTTAAGGCTCTCAATACTCAATTATCCGCTTCCACTCAACGGATGGATGAGCTGGTGAGTGAAGCTGCCAAAGCCGGTGCTGTCATGGAAGGTGACTTCAAGAAGAAAATCTTTGATGCTTCCCAAGTCGTAAACGGATTGTCAGAGAAGATTACACTCCAGCGTGGAACCATCCAGCAGTTAAAGAATGAATTATCCAGTCTTAAAGACAAGTATCGTGAAGCATTAAAACAAGATGGAGATACATCTTCTTTGGAAGCTAAGATAAAATCCACAAGTGAAAAACTTAGGGAACAAAAGAGTGTACTTTTCAATCTAACCCAAGAGCAAGCCAATGCCCGGTTGTCGGTTAAAAAGCTCCGTGACGAATACGAACTTTACAATAATGACGGGAAAGAAGTTGTAGCAACCAACGAGGGTATTGCTATCTCATGGAAGAAAGCATTGGCGGTTATCGGTGGTGTTAGCGCACTCAAAGCGTTAGGCTCTGAAATGATTCGTGTACGCGGTGAATTTCAGGCAGCTGATACTGCTATTCAGACTCTATTGGGCAGTAAGGAGAAAACAGATGCTTTAATGAAGCAGGTACGTGAGTACGCTAAAATCTCTCCATTAGAGTTTTCTGATGTAACGAAAGCTACACAAATGATGCTTGGTTTTAATATTGAGGCAGAGAAAGTACCGCGTTATTTGCAGGCTATTGGTGATGTTTCTATGGGAGATGCCCAAAGGTTCAATTCTCTAACATTAGCTTTTTCCCAAATGTCCGCTGCCGGTAAACTGATGGGACAGGATCTTAATCAGATGATCAATGCCGGATTCAATCCGTTGCAAATCATGTCAGAAAAAACAGGTAAGTCCATAGCTACCTTGAAAGATGAAATGTCCAAAGGTGCTGTTTCCGCAGAAATGGTACAACAGGCATTCATTGATGCTACTTCTGCCGGTGGAAAGTTCTATCAGATGTCCGAGAATGCTTCCAAGACTATTAAAGGACAGTTATCTATGATGCAAGATGCGATGGATGCCGCTTTTAATGAAATGGGACAGAAGTCAGAAGGTGTCATAATGAAGGGTATTCAGATGACCACTTCACTGATTGAAAACTATGAAACGGTGGGGAAGGTATTGGTTGGGTTAGTTGCTACTTATGGAGCGTATAGAACTGCTGTGATGTTGGCTACCATAGCGACAAGTAAACATACGATAGCTGAAGTAGCTCTTACTAATGCTCGTGTGTTGGCACGAAAAGCACAATTGGCTTTAAATGCAGTTATGCTTACTAATCCTTATGTTTTGTTGGCTACCGCCGTTATTGGGCTTGGTGCTGCAATGTGGGCTTTCCACGATTCGGCAACCGAAGCGGAAAAGGTGCAGAGAAGGTTTAACGAGCGGCAAGAAGAAGCTAAAAAACAAGAGGAAGAACACAAGCAGAAGATTGATTCCCTCGTACAGAGTTCCCGTGACATAGCCTTATCCGATTTGCAGAGAGGTCAGAGTTTAGCGGAGTTGAGAAAAGAATACCCAAAGATATTTGCCCAATACGACATTGAAACCATCAAACTTGCCGATATACTTAAATTGAAGCGGCAGATTGCAGAGGAAGATGCGAAACGCGCCGGAGAAAAACAAGCCAAAGAACTTTCCAACATTGAATCAGAAATCAAATATTACGAAAATTTACTGAAATCTCTTTCCGGTCAACAAGGTATAGATGGGTATGTGAAGAAGCTGAAAGAATTGCGTGCTATGCGTGATGTTATATTGCAAGATAAAGGCAAAAATATTTCAGAACAGTTTATATCCAACTTGAACAATGTTGATGTAAACGAGTTTGACCGATACATATCCGAGCTTGAAAGGAGAATCAAAGGCAAGGGTGATAATGGAACCCTCAAACTCCGTTTGCCTATTGATGTGAAAGGAACTCTGTCTGATGAAGCAATCTATAATGTGAAAGACATAAAAACACTTATAGATACTGCGAAGTCTGCCAAACAAACTCGAATTGATTCTGAAAAGAACAAAACGACCTATAAAGAAGACTATGATAAAGCCAAGAAAGATTGGGAGGATGCCAAAAAGAAACTTTCCGAAATAGAAAAGGACAAATCCAAGTTTACTTCAAAACAATATGAGGAGGCTAAAAAACGTAAGGAAACTGCTGAAAAAAAATACAAAGATTTAGGTGGTATTACCGGTAGTTCGTTAACCAAGCAAGAAAACCAAGCAAAGAAAGAAACCGAAAAACTTCGCAAACAGCAAGAAGGCATTCGTTCCCAGAATGATAAGATCTCTGAAATAGAACGCAAACAGGCAATCCAGCGTAAAAGGCAGGCTGAAGATATGGAAATGGAAATTTCACAGTCTGAGATCGATGCCATGACTGAAGGAGCTGAGAAGAAGCGTATGCAGAGGGAATTGGATAACCGGAAAGAGATCCAATCACTGGAAAGACAAAAAGAAGATATGATCCAGGCTGTAATTCAAGCTGAGAAAGAGATTTTTGATGCTCAGGAAGAGTTGAAGGCTAAAGAAAATAATAATTACCAGAAAAAGACTTTTGATTCTTCTAAGGTGGATACAGGAAAGATTAGCTCTATCTGGGATACCATTATAGAAAATACGTCCAAAAAGCAACTTGATGATAAAATACGCGAACAAGAGGCGTCTTGGAACGAATATCTTATCAAGTTTGGCAACTATCAACAGAAAAGGCAGGCCATTATTGAAAAATATGATAAGGCCATAAAGGAGGCCGGAACGGCAGGCGATGCAGCTATCTTGATGAAAGAGAAAGCTAATGTGCTTGATGATTTTGACAACTCCGTGAAGAATAGTACGACTTTAATGGGACAGCTCTTTGTTGATGCTTCCCAAAAGAGTGTGAACGAGATTCAGGGCATCATTGAAAAAGCCGAATTATTGATGCAATACCTCGCTGCCATTAAGGATGAACAGGGAAATGCTCAAATCGGTGGAAAGACAGTTTCAAAGAAGGATATTTTAGGTCTGGGGATAAGTGACAATACTCTTCAAAATCTGGAACTTTCAACCGAGCAAACAGAGGCACTAAGAAATGCTATTGGTCGTTTAAAAGAGGAATTGGGAGTAAAGAGTCCTTTTGCGCTTTTCAAAAAGCAAGTAAAAGAAGCGGCAGGTGAAATAGCGAAAGGAGGTCAGGAAAATATTGCTCGAGGGATTGCAGGGATCGGAAGTGCTATTGTTCAATTTACTCCTGCTATATCTCAGTTTGGTCAGGACCTCGGTACAATCTTCGGTAACGATGATCTTGGCAATAAAATAGCCGGTATTTCTGATGCGTTAGGTGGAGTTGGTCAAACAGCCATGGGAGTTGGTCAGATAATGTCTGGTGATATTGTAGGTGGTGCCATGAGTGCTGTTTCTGGTATTTCATCTGTTGTAAAGGCCTTGGATGGTTTGTTTGGCGCTGATTATTCCCGATACAATGAAATGAAGTCACAATATGAAGCTCTTAATTCTGTGTGGGATGAACTTATCAATAAGAAGAAAGAGTATATTGATATGTCCTATGGGGATGAAGCTTATAAAGTAGGGAAAGAAGCAGAAACCCTGATAAAGCAGCAGACCCAGAGATATTATGAACTTCTGAATGAATTAAGGCAAAGTGGCTCAAGTATTGGATCAAGTTCTTTAGGCAAACGAATAGAAAAAAGACTTAATAAAGAAGATTGGGCCAGGATATCCGGTGCTGTCGGTGAATCTGTCACGAATGCAGAGTCATTGCTTAATCTTTCTGCAGAACAACTAAAAGAAGTGCTTGCCGATCCTAAACTGGTATCTGTCCTTAATACTGTAAACGGTGACTTTGTAAAATACATACAGGATATTGTCAATGGCTCTGAGAAATTAGAGGATATACAGAACCAAGTAAAAGAACAGCTTACCCAAGTTTCATTTGATAGTGTATTTGATAACTTTGTCGATACCTTGATGGATATGGATAGTTCGGCAAAAGACTTTGCTAATAATTTTGAGAGGTATATGCAGAAGGCTATGCTTACCACTATGCTTGGTAATAAGTATAAAGCCGAACTACAAAAATGGTATGATGCTTTTGCTGCTGCTAACGATAATAAAACAGGTATTTCTGAGGAAAATTATAAAAAGTTGCAGGAGCAATGGAACGACATTGTTACCGACGCGGTTAAAGAGCGGGATAAATTGAAAGAGTTGCTTGGCTGGACATCCGAATCTTCCTCTCAGGATTCTACAAAAAGAGGATTTGAGGCCATGTCTCAAGATACTGGAGAAGAACTAAACGGACGTTTTACTGCTTTACAGATAACTGGGGAAGAGATCAAGAATCAAGCAATAGAGCAAACGGGTTTGCTTTCATCGATCAACGAAAAGATGTCATTGCTTGATCTTACTAGTGAGAATTATCCTCTTTTAACTATGCCTAATGTGCCTGATATTGCCGGACAGACAAGGGAAATACTTGCAAGTAGCTATCAGCCACAGATAACGATTAATTTTCCAACTGACAAGATAGAGTCTTTGGCTTCTGATGTATCAAGTCTGAAAGGGATAGTTGATGAACTACGTACAAATCAGATTGAAAAATTTAATGATGTTGTAGAAGGTGTATCTAAAATGGCTAAAAATACCCCTGTAATGAATAAAAAAATAGACAGTATAAATGATAACATTAAAAAAGCGTTATAA